ATATTAAAACAATACCAGGAATAACACATGGAACAGTATCATATGGATCTTCATTTACTGCAAGTGCTAATTGTTTAGTAAAATAACCAACATCAGCTTGAGTTAAAGTCAAAGTATTGGCTAGAATTCTTATAGAACCAATAGATTGCTTAGTTGTTTCATCATAAAGTAAAATACTTGTAAAATCTTCAGTTACATTATTTTCAGTCCAAGTAAAGTTACTTATAAATGTAGGATCTGAAGTTCCAGTCAAATTATAAGTTTGATTCAAATAATTAGGATTTAAAATTATATTAGATGTTTGAGAATTCAATAAAGCCGCATATGTTGTATCATCTGGATCTTCATCAATATTGAAAGTAAAAGTGGAAATAGAAGATCCAGATTTTATCTCTCCAAACAAATAACTAGATACCGCAAAATTTATAGTGCCTATTGTGGTCCTCTTCGACCCAAAACTACCCTCATGATCATCTAATATTTTGATGTCACGCATAGAAATTGGAACATTTATATTTTTATGAATTTCATTAAAATTTAATCTGATATTAAATTCTGGATTGAAATATGATGATACTTGTTCTATTATTTGAAATATTTCATCCAAATTTCTAGTGTAAAAATATAAATTCATCGAAACAGAAATTGGCGTTTCGGCAAATGTTTTAAATGTTGTAGTTTCTGATGTTTCTTCGTCTGTTTCTGAAGTAGAAGCTACTCTAAGCTTATTTCTCTTTCTATTATTATCATAAACAATACCATTTATATCAAAACTCAAATATGGTAAATTAATTTGTGTTTTTACATTATCGCTAATAGAAGAATTTTGCTCCAATCTTCTTAAAAACTTTTCCTTTGAAGAAAAAGTAATTGGAACTTTATATTTTTCTTCAACTCCTGTTGTGTCATTTTTTCTTGTAACATAGATTTCATCAAATAAAGAACCAAATGCCACAACTAATTTTCTTATAGATTGATTATTAAATGAGTTAAACATTAGTAATTACCCTCTGAGAAAGGATCTACATCAGTAAAATTAATTATAGGATCGTCATATTTACTACCAGATCCAGTAAATCCGCGCTGATAATCAAGAGGTGGAACTTCACCTTCGGCATCTTGAAGAACGGTGTTAATTGTTCCATAAGAATTATTGCTGTTATAGCTCTTAATTTCAAATGTGACACCAGAAACCGAACTTGTAAGTTGCGTTGGATTAAAGAATGATATTCCGTCTAGTGATAGCAATTCCGCCGTTAGAGTTTTTCCAGAAAGATCCAGATCCAATATTCTGAAGAAAGATGTTGTACCTGATATATTTCCTGGAACAAAGACCTTTTCTCCACGAATTGTCTGATTGAATGCAGCTGTGAAACCGTTGGCTGTAGCACCAATCAAGAAATTGTATATGGTTTGCTTGAAATTCGTAATAGCATCCACATCTTGTGTACCAGTTTCGAATTTTTCCATAGAATAAGCAAATGTTTCGCATGATAATGTGAACACATAATTTTTATCCAATTGATAAAATGGTAATTCGTGTTCGACAAAAGTAATTTCAAACATCGTCTTGGTTAAAGGAAAGTAGATTATATCTCCTTCTCTAGGACGAATAATAGTTTGATTTTTTTCTGTTATTTCTTTAGTAAATCTTTTCTTACTTACAATTAAGTTTACAGAATCTTTAATTTCAAGACCAAACTTAGTAACAACATCTGCTCCTTGAAATCCAGAAACAGACGCAACATACATCTCTATTTGATATGCTTTTGTGAATTTACTTAGAGGATCTTCACCGAATAATCTGTCAAGCTGAACATTTTCTCTCGGAATGTAATATACATTCTTTCCCATCATACGAATAATTTCAATGATGTTAGTTTCGGCAACATCTTGTTCTGTTGATTGAAATCTAAAGTATGGATTTAACGCCATATTAACCCGTCATCATATCTGGTGGAAGTTCATATGCAGAGACAATTTGATCTTCCAAAATTTGTATTTCTCTTTCTGCTTCAGCCAATATTGTTCCGCCTCTTAATTGAACTCCACCAGGAAGAGCAACACCATCAAATTTAGCTAAATTTTGTCCCCACTGCTTCTTTATCAAAGCAGTAAAATATTTTTTTAACATTCTATCGTTGTATATTTCTGGATATAAATCTGGATCAAGATTTACATATGCTTCTATTGCAATATAAGTACCTGCCTTTAAAGCAGTCCAATCAGTTTCAATATAAAGTTTATTTGTCACTTTATTGAAACGAATTGTTCTTTCTGGATCGAACATCATCTCAATAAGACGAATATATCTCTTAGTAAGATCAAAATTTGCAATAGGAGTAGAATTTACAAATCCTAGATTGGTATTAATACCATAAACATCATTTAGAGCCAATTGATATCTGACATCAAAAAGTTCATTAGTATTCAATGTCCCGAAAGGGAAAACTCTGATTATTGATAAAATATCATAACCATTTGGATTTCCTGCGGATGATCCAACTATTGGCCCAAAAGAATTTGTATTTATATACTTATTGGTTATATCAGCTTCAGTTAACTGATATGAAAAATATGCCCTTTCAACACCATCAAAATGTCTTTCGGAAAAAAACTGTAGGGCATCATCAAGACGATCTAAGGCTTGTTGGTAATCGACATTTATTTCGACTACAGGTGCTCCTAGTTGTCTAAAAGTATATTCAATAAGTGATTCTTTTGAATTTGGTTTAGCCATTTAGATTATTTATGCATCTGATTGGCCATTATTTGTTTCATTATTATTTTGTTGTATCTTTTGTAACATTTCTAAAACTGACAATGGCGTTTCATTTATTGTTATATTAACTTTGGTCACATCAGACATTCTCATAGTTTCAATATATTTTTTTCTGCTTATTGGTTCTTTCCATTCGTCTGGAGTGCTAGGAGAATAATTATTGAAACCTGGCATTGTTATTGGACAAGTTAAAATTGGATAATCTAATTTGCTATATTCTGTATCTTTTCCATTTAACCATGTGGTTTTTTTATCCCCGCATCCGCAAGCACCACAATAAAATTTACCTTCAGTTTCAGATTTCATCAAGTGGGAGCATGGGGGCAAATCACCACCATCGTCTTTATTTCCAAAACAACTTAATGTTCTAAGTTTTTTTGTTGTGGGTTCTACTTTTTTTGCAGATATTCCGCGAGAAATTAAAGATATCGCATAGCTTTGAACCATGCTAATACCTCTCATAATAGAATTTCCGTGAGTTAAAGGAGTTTCAGAAAAATTTTTTTCTTCTCTTACTATTTCTTTATTTTCTTGTTTTTTATTTCCACAGCCGCAAGGTTTTTTTTCCATAATGTAATACTCCTATTTTAAATAGTTAAACCATTAATGTAACTTACTGATAATGTAGAACCTGTCAAGGTAAATTTTACAACTTTTTGGAATGTTCCTTCGTTAAATCCGGTTACACCAGTAATTCCGGCTGTAGTAAAATTGATCTGATAACGATCAGCACCACAGATAGACTGACTTGGTGAACCGGAAGAATTGTCTAATAGACTTCTATCTTCTATACAATCGATATAATCCGAACTAAATGAAAGTCCCGAATAATATTGAACAGTAGATGTTGGAACTATATTTGTATTTTTTTCACTGTTTAGATAAATCCATTGCTTGATTCCAGAATCAAGAGTAATTAAATACCATCCTTCATTAAAGGTTAAAGTTATACCACCAGTACCTGTGTAGGTATAACCGACCAGGGCTTCGAATGTACCCCCAGATGGATGAGACTTGGGAAATAGTGGTGTTGCTCCATTCCAAGCAGGACCGTCGCAAGTGGTTCCATTGATCTCATTAAACCATTCTCTAATCATGTTAAGATTAAGAGTATTTTGCATTGCAAAAATTTCTTGAATCTCGTTTAGTTCCGAAGCCTGTAATCTAGACTTTGGCTTAAATCCAACAAAATTATAATTCTTCTTTGTGTCAGAATCTACATTCAACCCCCAAGATCTACTGGAATATGGGTAGTTGGTTAACGGGAATTGATCGTCAAATGGGTAATTAGTGCTCATTTTAGATATTGAAAATTAGGGTTAGTGATGTTTTTGACTCGTTGAATGTGGTGTCAGTAGCAAAAAGAACATCACAATCAGATATATTTATTGAACTTGCTGTAACCCCTGTTATCTGGAAAATACCACCAGTACTACCAACATCTTCGTAGTAATAAGTATCGCCAGAAGTTAAAGAGTAAGCTGAGTAATGAGAAAGCTCAAATGTTCCTGTGGTATTTCCGGCAGAGACATTATCAAATCCTAAATTATAGCTTGATACTGCCTTGAATGGCTCAAATTCAGTTGAACCATCTCCTATGCTCTTATCAAATCCAGCTTTGCTTATGAAATAGTCATCAGCAATTAAAGATGATGCTATATCTGTGCATGTAGTTTCAAAGGTAATATTATTTATACTACCTTGAATAGATTCGATTTTTACAGTAGAACTTGCTTTTGAGAATTCTGTATAATTTCTATAAACCTTAGGGGCAAGCTTATAGCTACTTGAATTTTTTACATTTCCAATTAAGAATGCACTTGAATAGTTAAAGGTAGCTCCAGCAGTTGTTATATAAGTTTGAACATCTGTCGAATTGATGTTTGATGTAACTGACAGGAGCTTAGTTCTTAATAAATCATAAATTGATAGGTACGATTCTCCGGTCTTTGCGATCGGAGATAAATTGAATTGTATTGCTGCCAATAGTTTTGAGAATTTACCTTCAGAGGCACTTCCTGTAGCAGTAACAAGATTTATTGGTTCAATATATGTGATATTGCTACTCGTTAATTGATTGTCAACTTCTATTCCAATTACTTTCCAACCATTGGTCCCACCAACATATTCAGTCTTTAAATATGCTTTGCAAGAGCCAATATTACCATCGACAGAAAGTAAAATTTCTGGTTGTTCTTCACTTACATAATAATTTATCGATGCATCTGTATTTAAAACTGCATTTATGATGCAACCAGAAGGAATTGAAGACAAAATTTCGTAATTTTTCTTAAACGAATCTGCCGAAGAATATCCAGCCGACCCACCAGAGGAGTAAGATAGAATTGTTGTTATGTTTGCATTTGTGGCATCACATGGAGCACAACCAGCAGTACCTGAGATATTATAAAATCCACCATATTCAGTTCCAGTAACACTGGTTTTAAATACTGGCTGTAGATTTGTTAGAGATCCAAGTAAATCGCAGCTCCAAGCATTTGGTACTTTATATGCGGCTAAAATATCTCCAGCAGCATATGTTTTACCTGTAATAGGCTCAATAAAGGCTTCCTTGACATATAGGCAGCATGTTCCATATGTTAGCCCAGATGCCCCGTGGAGAGTTGTTGCGGCTGCTGTAGGCCCCTGGGAATCGGCGGTATATCCTTTAAAGTTCTGTAAAGATTCTATTCCAAAAATTTTGATGTAACTTGTGGATATTGGTGATGGATCATAATTAATTTTTAACCATTTATATCCATCGCCCATTTGAATAATAGTTCCATTTGATCCAGATGGAGCAAATTTTGATCTATTATTAAGA